CTCACTTTTTATGATGTTAGCAGGACTTGAAATTACCGGCGACTTCAATCGAAAGTTCTATTCCGCATATTTCAAGTGTTCTTCGTGTGTGGGCATGAGTAAGTTTGGAAGACAATTCCATTTAGCTTATTCACGTTTGCCGTGGAAACAGAATTGTGCAAGTTTTGATGGAACTAATTTTGATGGAAGTTGCTTTGCGGATATTTTTTGGGAGATATGCTCAATGAGAATTGATGCTCTTATAGAGCCGGATGATTCTGACGTACTGCTTTTGGTTAATCTGTATGATCAGATCATCAATTCGTGTGTGATGTTGGAGGATGGCGTGTGTTTGAGTAAGGTTTGTGGTAATCCGAGTGGTAGTCCTAACACTATAGTTGACAACACTTTGATAAACTACTTCCTTTTTGCATATGCCTGGTTTGATTTGAATCCTGAATCACTTTTGGAAGATTTTGATGAAAACGTGGTTATGAATCTCTTCGGAGATGACAATTTGTTTTCATTTAATCCTGATAGTGATTTCGTGTTTCCATTGGATGAGGTGTGTGGGATTTTGGAGAGAGATTTGGGTTTCGTTTATCGATCAGAGTTTTCTGATTATGTTGATTGTATGACCCTGTCTTTCTTATCTCATTTACCTCTTCCATATGAGGGTTCGATTGTACCTGCTCTTGACGGTTTTCGATTAAATAGTGCGCTGTTATGGACTGATAGCAACGATTTGATCATCCGTTTTCAGCGTCTTCTAAACTTGCGCATTGAAGGATGGTTCACTCCTAATTTTCGGCCTGTTATCGAAGTTCTTATTGACAAATATTTAGAACTTTATCGCCAGATACCAGGTATCATCGATTCTTACAACACACAATACAAATCTGCTAGGGAAATAGAGAGATTGTATTTGGCGTATGAATCAAGTTCTCCTGGGGATGATAATCCCTGCGAGTTTCCATTGGAATCACATAATGGTGGATCCTTTGGTCTCTCGCATATTGTTTGAACCAGAAGTTTTCTTTTTGGAGTTGGGGCCAGAGAGAGTTTTAGTCTTTTTTCTAACTCTGGGGTGTGGTTATTGGTTCTATGGTAATTGTACTTCCAATATAAAACATTGATGTCATGCAATCCTGCACAACTCCAAATGGATCAGCAAAGAAAAAGAAGAATAAGCAACGTAGAAAAAAGCAGGCTCGAAAAGCAGCATCGGGAATTTCAGGGCTTGATCGAAATCAAGCTCTATCTAACCGCTCAACAATGCCAGCTTCTGTCCAGCTTGCTTCCTTCGGTGTATCTCCAGCCGTTGACGCCCACATTAGAAACCTGCTCAGTAGCTACGTCGCAAAAGCAGCCGCGAACAGTCTTGACCCCAAAAAGGTCTTAGATTATTCGCAGTGTTTGCTTGCTCCGACACAGTTCATGTGCAGGTACCCTGACTCATGGTCAGATAATAGCCAGTTGTTACGCATGGTGATGGAGTTTTCTGTTCCGATAACTTTGAATACTCTTGACCCGGATTCTGGGAGGATGAGTTTTCTGGTGAGCCCTTCTCTAGGCTCTACAGCTGACCCCACTCAGTATAAGGTCGCGGTTGTGAAAACTTCCGTTGACACTTTGTGGTCGGAACTTGATTTTTCGTCACCTCTTGCGTATCAGGACGTTATAGAAGGTCGAGATGTTAGGGTTGACACCTTCTTCCAAATATTGACTCAGCCGAGTCTGGGCTGTTTAACGATTGATGGAACAGGTGCTGGCTTGACAGCTCCTTTTGCGACGTTCGATGTTGTTGCTCCTAGCTACAATTTGATCGTGACTCAAGGAACTACTCTTGGGTCTCTCGTTTTACCTCAAGGCATTTTCCGTGTTACTCTTGCCGCTTCGGCTCCTGCTCCTGACAATTTTACGTTGTTAGCGTATGGGGGGTCGTCAGTGGACAATTTGAGTCAACATGTTGCTGGAGATTTGACGTTTATCTCCGTAACATGTGCGGTCAGTACGAATCAGAGCGGTGTAACAATTTTGTGTTCAGGAACAGATTGGGGAACGGCTGAGTTATTCATAACTACAACGTTCTTTACCGTAAATACTGATAATGATAGTGCTCCGATACCTTTAGAGGGAGGTGTTTTGAACACTTATCGTCCTGTTGCCATGAGTTGTCTTGCTTCATATACCGGACCAAGTCTTACTGATGGAGGAAACTTTGTGGCTGCGCTTCTTCCGGGAAGTGCGTCTGCTCAGAATTACTTCACCAGTAATCCCGGGAAAAGTCTCGGGCAACTGCAGAATTGGGAAAATCTTGCTCAAATTCCAGGAGCTCTTAAAGACTCCAAGATGAAAGATGGAGCTTATTGTTACTGGAAGCCTGAAAAGATATCCGATTCAATTTTTT